TGTTATTTGATTTCTCATACAACCTCCTCCTGATTACAAATTTTTTGACAACGTATTTATCCCAAAAGGACATAAAATAAAGAATGAAATTATGTGGTAAATAGTTAGCCATTCCAGCTATAAAATAAAAGTATTTCATTATATTACAATGAGGTGCCCATCTTCTACAATCATAAACATGGTAGAAAACATGGCCACTATAATCTGTATTAAAAGAAGTATCAAATACTTTCTGATGGACCCAATTTTGCCTTACATCCGATGGTATACAAATCATTTCATTAGGTAATATTTTACAAACTTCTTTAAGGAAGCTCTCAACAATATGCTGTTTAGATTTGGTAGGGTAATTCATTACATATATTTCTCTTGAGCCACCTTTTTGTATTTTGTGAACCATGTGCAGAACCATTTCATCATTGAACATCTCATCAATCTTCTCAATTAAAGTGACATTCATCCTTTGAATCTCATCTCGTTTTTTGAAAAGAGACATTTCACTGTTTAATATATCAGAAATCTTGTCAACATCCATCTGAGGTAGATCCTTGAAAACAATATAATACCCTTTCTTTCCAAAAAAGTCTGGGCTATCAAAAAACCTGCCTCTAAGACCAGAAGTGTTGGCTATGGTATGATAAGGTTCAGTTAATATGGAGTTAAATCTATTTTCTAAGAAATTGCCTGAGACATGTCCTTTTATATACTCACCACAGAATTTCCCTATCTGAAAACATAGTTTAGGGTCATAAGAAAAATCCTTGGCAAAATTCTTTTTAAATTCACCCATTGATAAGTCAACACTTAAAACGTCATTAGCCCCCTGGATATTTAGTTTACCTGTTTCTTTGTGCCATTGATCAAAACTCTCTTTTACAGCTTTAAGGTTGATCATTTGCTCATTCAACTGGTCAACAGGTGCTTTGCTCATTAAACATGTCAAATATATTGATACAGAGAACTCACTTATTGTATTTATAACTGAATTGGAGATTGGGTGTACTATATTCAATGCATCTTGAGAACTGGCTAGGCCAATGTCTTTTGGGTTTTTTATATTAAATTCTCTCAGGTGCTTAAAATAAGACAATAGATTATTGTTAAGTGATAACATTATATATGTCTGAAACATGTCTTTACATGTTAATACTGCATTATTCAAAAGACTGCAGTAATCAGAAAAGACGGAAAAGCAATTTACTAGCATATATCTTAAATCATGTAAACAGGCTTCTGTTTTTCTTTTTTGGTGAAAGCCCAACAAAAGTTGTAAATACAACCTGTTCAATAAATTTTCAAAATCAATATTTGTATTTAGACTATTGGCTATTACAAAACCACAAACTCTATGAGCAAAGAACATACCATCAGTGACTAGTGTTTCATCCATATTTAACCATGTACTGCAATAATAAGTCTGATTGTTAAATTCCCTTAACACATTGTCACCAAAATTGACAAATGGTATCACACTTTTGTTGATTGGATAAAAAATTCTAAACCACCTACTTTTACCATTTTTGTATATCTTATTTCCGCCTTTGACAATTAATAAAGCACCATTACCTATCTTGTTGAACATAATATGATCTCTACTCAATGAGCAAGTAGAATAAAAATGTAGACTACTACATAATTGCGATATAAAAGTTGATAGGTGATATATTTTTAACATTTTCAATTTTTCGTAATTAGGCTTGAATTCATCAATCATCATCTTCTTCAATGACATTAACATTGTAGGGTCAAAGCCTACATTGCAATCAATTGTATCATACAATGATGTAAAGTCAGATTCAAAAATGTAATTTTTTAGCTGTATCATTAAGTCATTTATTTGATCATAACTACAATGTGATTTACCATCCATAGACAGAAACATGCCATTATCCATATATTTGCCATTTTTACTTTTGATATTGGATAACTCATTTTGCCAAGCATTATACATATTATTTTGTCCTTTTCTCCTACATGATAATGTTATGTATTTGACACCATTACTCTTAGATATGCCACTTGTTCTAGAATACTCTTCAATCTTTTTCTGGCAGCTTCTCCTCTCAGCACACATTTCTATATAATTTTCTTCATCAACCATTAAATCTATTCTTTCTTTGTTTGCTGCAACATGCCCAGATATTTTGCTCTGTATCTT